TCTGCTGTGCCAGTGTCAAATAGAGTTGCCCGGCCAATTTCGGCAGATCATCCAATCGCACAATCGCCACCCATGGCTGCCGATTAGCGCGGTGCAGGACGACGGGAACCTTGTCGCCGGCGTCCTTGATCGCTTGTTCCATCGCCGGGTACAGCCGCAGCGTCTCGGCGCGTTTGACCTCGAAATGAACGTCGGGAATCTCGGTCAGCACGTCGGGCGACTCGTCGCTGCCGCAGTACTGGCGACCGCGACGAGCCTCGACACCGAACAGGCGGCGGATCTCGGCAGCCGCTTCGCGTTCGCCTCGTTTGCCCTTGTTGCGAGACTTCAAACCCATGGGTTCACCTCTCGGAAAGAAGCGGGGCGGGATTCGAACCCGCAACCATTGCCTTGTCGGAATCGCTCTGCCATTGGCGTACCCGCTTCCGTGACAGAAAACGTCAGCGCCGCCAGGGCGGCGTGCTGGTCGTGGCCTGTGCCGGCTGCCCGCTGGCCGCGTCTCGCTTCTCGTAAGCCGAGATTTCGTTGCCCAGTTCCTGCGTGTCCTTTCGCCGCTTGACGCGGACCTTGACGGCGATCGGCAGGTTGTGCAAATCCTGCGAGTCCTTGGGCTGCATGACGCCGCAGGCTCGGCACAGCGCCGACAACTTGGCGCGGGCGATCTTGACCGTCAGCGCGTTGGGGTGGCTGAGCGTCAGCCGGTCCCACAACTTGCGGCCCTTGTAGGGACCGTCGGTGACTTCGAACTCGAGCTCCAGGTACTGCCCGTCGCGGGACCTGGTGTCCTTCAAGTCACTGGCAACCAGCACGACCTGGTAGCGGTCTGCCGGCAGCGGATCGAAACTGGCGCTCGGCTCGACGGTGTTGGCATCGAATCCATTGAGATTGGCCATACCATTGCTCCTTGTTAGTTAGTGGAAGAAGTGTTGCTGGTGATTCCGTTGAACAACGCTGTCCAGTCGAGCGGCAACTCGGCCGGCAGCGAGTAGCGATTCTTGGCGACGCAAGAGGGGCCGCCGACGGTGCGGAGAATCCGCTCGCCGCCGTCTTTGCCGATGGGTTGGGCGATGCCGCGCTCGCGGTTGAAGCCGGTCGTTTCCGACTCGACACGAAAGCGGCGCGTGGCGAAAGCGACGATGTCTGACCACTCGGTGATGAGAGCCGCTGCGTACCGATTTAACCTCGGAACGTGCCGATCATAGCCCGAAGTTTCCGGATCCTCGTACCTTTCCACCTTGGCATGCGCCAGCAGAATGACGATCATCCGTCGCTCACGATGCAGAGCGTCCAAACCGTCGAGAATCTCACGCCAACGAGCCAGGGCGTGCTGATATCCGCGGCCGTAGCCGCCGTCGACTTTCTCGATCGACTTGGCACCATAGTCGCGACAGACGGCATCGAAGATCAACCGTTCCAGCCAGTCGAGCGAGTCGATCACGACCGTTTGATAATCGTGTTCCTCGGAGTACAGTGCCCCCAACGCCTGGATGACATCATCGAAGGCTTGAGCGAGGGGGAACTTGTGGCAGTCGATCTGTCCCAAGCCGTCTTCTGTCTGGATGAAGATCGGTGACGGTGCCTGGGCTGAAGTAAAACTCTTCCCAATGCCTTCCGTTCCAAAGAGCATGATGCGCGGCGGTGCCAACTGCTTTCCGCGCTGCACTGTTTCGAGTAGTCCCATGGCGTTTCCTTTCATGTGTTGATAACAACGAGCGCGGACGGAGGGCGGCCGATTCGGTGCTTTATGTCAAATGACAGCGGATACCCGCCTCACCAACCGTCCGGCGCTCGAAGGAGGAGATCAGGTCACGTCGAACACGCGACGTTCTTCATAGCCAGTTGGCCAGTAGTTCTTGGCTTTGCAGTGGAGCAGCCGGCGGATTGCCGCTTCGTTCTCTTGACGCGCAATCCGCAGGGTGTCGTCGCTGACTTGCCAGACCCCGGTTCTGTAGGGATTTCGTTTCTCGACCGCCACCATGAATACCGGCATCGGCAGTCCGATGACCTTGGCGAGCACCGCTTGGTAGAACGCCAGCTGATGGGCATAGCCGTAGCGGCGGGCGTCGGCTTCGAACCACGTCAGGTCATCGGTAGTCTTCAGGTCCACGATGCCTTTGGTAGGATCGAAGTAGTCAAGCCTGATTTGGGCAGGCACGTCGCAGTACTCAGTGCGGACGACACCCTCGGCGATGCCGTCGCGCAGCAGCTCGTCGGCTTCCAGGTGGGACCGCACGCTGTCGGCCATCGCTTGGACGAGTGCATACTGGCTCTGCGTCAGCACGGCCTTGCCGTGTTGGGCCTGCCATTCGACGAAGGCCTTGGTGGCGGAGCCGAACGGCTCGCCCGTCTTGGGGTTGATGGGACCGCCGATGGCAAAGTCCTGGTCGAACCGTTCGCGGCCTTCCAGGATCAACGTGTGCGCGGCGCGTCCCACGAGGTAGGCGGGCCGATCCTGATCGACGATCTGGCCGCTGACCTTTTGCCAATACAACGGCGGACACTTGCGGAAGTCGGCCAGCAGGTGACTGGACAGATACTCACCGGCCTTGGCATGGTACACATCGGCCGGCTCGCAAAGCAGCACGGCCGAGCCGTTGGTGGGAACACCATTTTCGTTCCCGGGTTGTGTGATTGTTGTAGTGCTCATGATGTTCACTTATCGGGGTCGACTTTCGCTCGGGGAGGAAAATTTTTCGGAATCAGAGGTAGAATCGCAGTCCCGCCTTCTCGAACCGGCGACGCAGCGCTGCGAGCGTTTGGGGCGACACGGACTTGCACACGGCTTCCGGATCGCGGGTTTCCATGAGTCGCTCGCACAAGTCGCGCAGTCGCGGCGGGAGCGTTGCCATGACGGTTTCAAGGTCGTTGCGCAGCTCGAGTTGCTGCTGGTCGTCTTGCTCGGTGCGCCCCCGGCCGCGGACCTGTTGCGATCGCGTCACCAGGTCGCCGAGTGTGGTGTGCTGGCCCGGCTGGCCGCCAACCGGAGTGTCGAGGGAGCGAGCCTTGCGATGTTGGACATGCTTGTTGCCGTAGCGCAGCCGCAGGATCTCTTGCCCTTCGTAGCGCACCACGCGGGAAATGAACGTCTTGAGTCGCGACCGCTGAGGATCGTAGCCCGGCAGCCGCTTGAGCAGCCGCAGGCTCAGGTCTTGTTCCACGTCGTCACGTTCCGACGCGGGGATAAGATTCATGTCCACCATCCGGGCGACGCGGTACTGAATGACCGCGGTCGCGTACCCGTCGGGGGCGAAGAGCTCGCCAGCGTCGGGGGTGGCCTGTTCTGCCACTGTCGTCATGGGCGTGTTCCTGGAAAAAGGGGCGTTGTCTTGCGTCGCCGTTTCGTGGCGACCGGCATCTCTCGCCGTACATAGACTTATTCAAAGCTCAGGCCCTTTTTTCGGAGGGACATTTTTCAAAGTCAGATGCGCGCAACTTGTACTGAAATGTCCCTGCTTATCTTGGGGGTGCGTATGCGCATTTCCCAGGGTTTTTGACACCTGAGAGTGACACATGTACTGAAATGTCCCCGCATTTCACTCGCGCGAGTGAAAGATGACTGAAATGTCCCCATAACGACGCTACACATGCGCGCAACTTGTACCGAAATGTCCCCATAACAACGCTCGCGCGTTCGAACACTTGAACACTTTTAACACCATGTGCTTTGTCCCCGCATGGACCCGATAACTGAGGTCGACATGTGGCGCTTGGCCTGACGGCCGGAATCGACCATCCACAAGGGGAGGAAGCATGAGTTTGGTGTGTTGCGAATGGAGGACCGTAGAGTGGACGCTCGAGTTGGTTGCGCGGCGGGGGCGCCGCATGGGTTTCGCCGGCGCGGACCTGGACGACGCGGTGCAAGAAGTGGCGCCGGTGGTGCTCGACTTTCAGTTTGACGAGGCGCGGTCCAACGGGGCCAGCCTACGAACCGTCCTGATCGCCGTCATCGATCGGCGGCTGCGCACCATCCGCCAACGAGAGTTGCGTCACGCGAGCCGTATGCAACGGGCACGCG